TGAGCTGTTCTTTCTTCATCGTAGATATGGCGGGGCCTCTCTTCTTCGGGACCGGCTTGTTCGCCTCGAGGATCTCTCCAAAGATTTCCAGCTTCGCATTTTGGAAGAGCGGGTCCAGTAAGTCGCAGACGGGGTTCAGAAACTTGTTCAGAAAGTAATAATAGTAATCGATGGGAATGGAATGCTCCTCGACAAACTTCGGGTCTTCACTCTTTTCGAAAGCCTTAGCCTTCGGATCACCTGTTTTGGTCAGAAGATACGGGACGCGGTCGCCCGATTGCGGTTCAGAACCGGGTTGGCGTTCGCGCATCTTATTCACCACTTGAACGTGCGCCTGGTTTATCATACAAGACATAGGAGACGTGACGGATACGGGGTTTCCGTTGACTTTGTACGTGTCGGATAGGGATTGGCTGAGGATGAGCTTCTCGTGTGGAACCTCTCCCGCCAGAAGTAGGGTCGCGCGTTGCCTCGCGAGTTGTTTGGGCGCCTCCGTGTCGGGCGCATCCAACACGACGTCGAGTAGCTCCTTGCACACCTCGCGGACGTGTGGTGTGTTGTCCCGTCGGACGAGCTGCAGACCCTTTACGTCGATGTAGTTCATGTGCATCTTATCATCCTTACCCTTGGTCCAAAGCTTCGCCGCGTACCTCTTTTTACTGTAAAGAAAATACGGCCAATAGACCTTTTCAAGCTCCAAGTTATTTGGCTTCTTGAAGAGAGCGCTGCACTCGTTCGCGGCGCGTTCACCGAGTTCCCAGCTGTAGGCGATGGCTTCTTCGCCCTTTAGGTCGCCAACATCAAACTCGACCATCACGGAGTCCGTGTCCCCGTACCGAACTTTCGCTCCGGGGAAGTGCTCTTCGACGTAGTTCTTGGTATCCTCTATCATCTGGCGTCCCTGGCACGTCGTGCTGGAAGCGATCGGGACGCACGGGAGCATTCCTTTTCCAGCTCCAGTGAATCCGTAGACACTGTTCATACTGATCTTGAAAGCCAGTTGTTTACCGTTGAAGATCTCCTTAATAAAAGGGTCGGTTGCCACCGCCATGTCCCTCTTCGCCTTTTTTCGAAACTCTTTGAGTTCTTTCAAGATCGCGGGTAGGAGCGAAGGTACGTTTTGTGCGAACTTATAGGTTTTGTGACCGACCTGAAACGATTCATAGGTGATACCTGGGACGTTTCCGTAGCGTAGCTCGTCGAGCACGAGCGTTGAGTAACAGAGATTGTGTGCGCACATTATACTAGGGTACAGTGCTTCAAAGTCAAGAGCAGTTATGGGTGTATAATATGCCCCCTTTTGGGCTTCGAGTACTGTAGCTCCCTCGTAGAATTCCTCGGGAGTGCTGCCGTATTTGATCGTCGGAACCATGTAGCCGAGTTCGCGCGCTTTCTTAGTGAGTTGACTGAAAACTTTGATCTGCTGGCCTCGTTCGACCAAATAGTTGCAGGGTACCCACGTCGCCTTGGCCATCTCCAGCATATTCAGTAAAATGCACAGCTTCTTAGTCAGGCGATGCGGTAGCAATGTATCCTTGATGCAGTACTGCGCGACCTCCCCGAGCTTCTTCGGGTCGCCTTCTTTGTAGCGTCTGAACATCTCTTTCGGGCTCATGTCTATCTTCTGATCACCGAGGTACAACTTCGACACGTTGTCCAGCTTGTAGCTGTCGAGTTTATAATTCTTTTTCACTTCATGAAACAGGTCAAAAATGAACCGTCCGGGCATGGGAAGAAGTTTCAATAGGTTATCACCCAGTGCGCTCGAGCTGAGCTTCTTTTCGGTGATGTGCGACTCCGTTTCTTTTAGGCGACCGAGCTGATAAAAGTCGAGACCGCACCTGTTTTTGGCCGCTCTCGTGTAGATGTAATTCAGATCGAAACCAAAAATGTTCCATCCCGTGATAATGTCCGTACTTTTGTTTTGAATGTAATCCTTGAACGCCAGGAGAAGTTCACGCTCGGTCTTGTAGCTGATGACGTCTTCTCCGTGGGTCTCTTTGTAACATAGACAAACCTTCTCAAAAGGCTCGTCGGAACCGAACGTGCACAACGATACTGCAATCTGGAAACACGCGTCGTCGTCCACCGAAGGGTCGGGAAACTTACCCGTCGAACTATTACACTCGATGTCCACGCTGGCAACTACAAAGGGTGCGACGTCGTCGCGATCCACCGGTTTGAGATCCCGCCAGTCGTTGCACCACAGGTCGATATCAACCCTCGCCAGGTTGGCGCGCACACAAGTAGATCCAGTGTCGAGCCACCCGGTGGATTGGATGCCAGTTCTGTGCATAAGCCTCAGGACGGGATCAAGGTTGGACTCGTACACGCGGTACCTGGTGAACTCCGAGTTGTACATAAGCAAGCTGTTCATCTTTCTCCTCGCCTCTAGGTTTTTGAACGTGAGGTGCATGTAAAAGCTCTGCTCATTGTTTGAAAATCCCCAGACGTCTTTTTGTTGAGTCAGAGAATATCCAGTCATACAGTCCTTCCGTAACGAGTCGAGCTTTAGGTAGAGGAGCTCCACGGCACCTTTGTTCGCAGATCCAGGTGGAAGCTTGACGAAGAAGTAGGGTTCAAACTTTGTCGTCACACACACTGACTTTCCTTCTCTGGTCTTTCCGAAAATTGAGATGTGGTGCTCATCCTCGCAGTCTCTGGCCTCCCAGGTCAAGGCCTGAAAAACCACCATGTTAAGATATGTGCTCAAATTTTTAATATCATATTAATATAATAACTATGTCAGCTGCTTTAATTGATCTCGTCTCTGTCGGAGTTCAGGACATTCACATAACCGGATCACCCGAAGTTAGCTTTTTCCGACAAACCTGGAAACGCTATACCAATTTCGCCATGAAGCCCGAGCGGATGGACTACATCGGAACCTTCTCTTCCGGAGGTGAAGTCGTCATCCCCGTGCGCTCGAAAGGTGACCTTTTAAGCTATGTTTGGATCGAGTCGGACGGTATCGCGTCGGTCCAAGACGACGCCTCCGACAACGGTTTCTTTAAGCGATCCGCCACAGATCTCACCGAATTTAGTCTTTACATCGGAGGTCAGATGGTCTGCACAATGGACAGCCTGTTCATACAGGGAGTCCACAACCCCCTTCTTCGCGAGTCGGCCGCGAAGGCTTCGTTCGCTGTGAGTCTCAACCATCGTAAGGAGAACCACGGAGGTAACTATTACGCGATCCCCTTCTTCTTTTCCGAGGAATGGTCCAAGGCTCTTCCCTTACTGGCTTTATCCTACCATGAAGTTGAGATTCGAATTAAGTGCCGCAGTGGTTTCTCGCCCAGTACCACCCCTAAGGTGTTCGGTAACTACATCTACCTCGACACGGACGAAAGGAAATTTTTCACCGACAGGGAACATGAGATCCTGATAACTCAAACGCAAAATCAGAGGTTCGCGGCCACCGACAAGACGGTGGACATAACCTATTTTAACCACCCATGCAAGAGTCTGCACGTGGTGTCGGGGAACGCCAAGAATGCTTCTTGGAATCACTCTACGGACGGGTTCAAGTTTGGTACCTCCAGTCTCTACATCAACGGTACTCCCCTCTTCGAAGACACGTCCGACGTGTACCACCACGATGTGGTTGCGGAGTTCCACACCACCGACCTGCCAGACAACATCCTCGACGATTTGGCGACTTTCTCATGGCCATTCTGCCTCACCATGTCGAAGTCGCAGCCCACAGGAAGTCTTAACTTCAGTCGCATCGACACCGCTAAGCTCACTTTCAGTGCACCCGAGAACGGAAACCATCATCATCGCGTGTACGCCGTGAACTTCAATATCCTCAAGATCAAGGATGGGCTCGGCGGTGTCGCGTATGGCAATTAAGAAAAATAATATGTACCCTTGATAAATGGATCGGGTTTTGCTTCAACCAAGCCCTTCAGTGGCAAATCTGTACAGGGTGATTTTTCATAACAACAAAAGAGTGATCGATTTTGGTGACGTTAAGGTGCCTTACTACCCACATCACCAAAACCCCAAAATTATGCGCGCGCAACTACTCAGGAAGGGGGCGGTCATCCCTGAGAAGCTGCGAAAAGAAACAGATTTAGTTGAGATTCATAGAGAGATGTTAAAAATAAGAAATAGTTCCAGTGAGGATTGGAATGACATCTACTCACCCGAGTTCTGGGAGAGGTGGGTTCTCCTGTCTCATACCAGTGTCACTAAAAGTAAGTTGTCTATGACCATGAGTCACGGAATCCTGTTCGTGCCCTCTGCACAGGGGTTGTGGGTGGAATGA